GCGAAGAGGCATATGCAGGAAACTGGGCTGTGGAGATTTACCGGGACAGGTGGCTGGATAACCTGACGCCATTGCCGACGACTCAGGCGTATGATGGCGAACGTGCCAGAAATGGATCATTCGGCGAAACATACGATGCCGAGCAGTTATCCGCAGCGGCAGCAATGGAAGAAGCGTGAACGACAAATATGGTCAGAGTATCGTCGGGGATCTGTCCGTCACTGGACATCTTGACACTGTGACCATGAGCGGTGATGGCACGTTGCTGGTTTTTAATTTGCTGCACCTGCAAGAGCAGTCTGCTGACCCTGCCGATCCACCAGAGGGCATGTCGATCATATGGCAGTCCGACGGCACCGGGGCAGGTGATGACGGTGACATATTGATGAAAATCACGGCGGGTGGCAGTACCAAAACAGCAACGCTCGTCGATTTCTCAGGGGTTTAGATGACGCTTGATAAATGTATTGAACTCGCACTGGCGAACGCTGGCCTGTCCAGTGCCGCCGCAACATTCCAGACCAAAGCGCGAGACTACATCAATCTCGGCACGAAGGAGATTTCTGCGGTCAAGGAGTGGCGATGGTTGTTCGCTGAAGGCAGCATTACCACGACCGCTGGCACGTCGGAGTATGACCTTGCCGATGATGTGATGCACCCGGTTTCGTTTCGCAATGTGACCGATGATTTCGAGATGCGGATGGTGGATGTGCTCAAGCTGGACCGCATTGACCCCGATACAGATATGACATCGGGAGCAGAGAACGCCGCCGTCGTAAAATGGCACAGCAGCAACACGAACTGGACGGTGCAACTCTGGCCGACACCAGATACGAATTCCGAAACCATCAAATATCGCTACCGCAAATATATCGCGGACTTTGTCAGCGGCAACGACTCCTCAGAACTCGACACGCTGGGGTTGCCTGATTGGGTGCAGACGGCTGTGATGTATTATGCCGCTGCCAAGATTATGCAAGAGAAGCAAGACCCCGAAGGCGCAGCACAGGCGCAGCAGTCGTATGAGCGCATGATTCGACACTATATGGAAATCGACATGGACGTAGAGGGATCGCAGGGATGCTTGACACATTTGATCCGAAGCGATGCGATGGGATTTGGAGACTTCACTTTCAAAATTTCAGATGGATCATTGGCGGTTGCCAGTTAGGATTATGACATGAGCAAGGAATCCGCAGAGGCGGCACTGAACGAACTGGTGAACAGCGGCAAGGTATATCCTGAAGATGTCGCGCCTGTTCGTGAGTATATCGCCAGCTTGGAGAATCCACCCAAGCCAGAACCCAAACCCGCACCCAAACCTGCGCCGTTTCCAGCTAATAAGGCCAAGAGGGTCGGCAGAAAATAAATGGCCGTCAGAGGGGAATCCGTACAGGTGGGGCCGTGGACGGGTGGCGTGAATTATGCCGTCCCCGCCGAAGACCTCCAGCCCAACGAACTGTTCTCAATGGAGAACATGCGCGTGGGAATTGGTGGGGAAGTTTTCAAGCGCGGCGGCTCGGCAAAATATAACTCCTCAGCCATCAGCGGCACCCCGACAATCACGGGACTTGTTGAGCATCGCTTTTCTGCCAGCAGCAGCAAAGGCTATGTGACCGCCGGGGCCAAGATCTACGAAGACGACCTGTCGGCTTCATTTACTGACCGCACCTCTTCAATGACGATCAGTGCCGGGGATGACAACACATTCGTATTTGCCAATTTTCGTGGCGACCTTTACGCCACCAACGGCGTGGCAAGCGACACCCTTCTGAGGATTACAGCAGCAGGGAATAACGCGGCGGCGGCAGATGTTGACTCACGTTTTACGACGGCAAAGGCCATCGAAGTTTTCGACAATCGCCTCTGGTGGGGCAATCTATCCAGCGGCGTTGATCGTGTTTGGCGCAGCGATCTGGCTGACGCGACGGTATATGGCGCGAACGCCTTTTTCCAAGTCGGCGAAGATGTCACAGCACTGAAGAAAATCGGCAACGCCCTGAGCATCCACACCACGGAAAGCATCCATCTGGCGATTCCCACAGGGAACGCCGCATTGCCATATAAATTGGTGCAACGCGCCAATGCTGGGGCCATAGGAGAAAGAGCCGCCGTCAATGTGCAGATACCGGGAAGCGGTGAGGTTGTCATCTACGTCAGGCAAGACGGCGTGTATCAGTTCAACGGTGACAGCGCATCGAAGATTTCGTGGAAGCTGGACGGGGAACGCTATTGGGACGCGTTGAACAAGGCACGGCTGCACAAGGCGTTCATCGTCAAATATCCGAAACGCAATGAGCTGTGGATATGGGTGCCGAACGGTGCCAGCCAGACCACGATGAACCAAGCCATCGTCTATGATTATGTCCGGCAAATCTGGTATGGCCCATTCACGGACGTGACACGAAACTGCGGCGCACTCATCAACGACGAGCCGCATTTCGGTGGACATTCATCGGGCCGCGTATTTAGCCACGAAGATGCCACGCTGGTCGATGACAGCGGAGCAGCGACGTCAGGCATAAATTCGTTTATGGAGACATCCAGCCCTTCGCCAATGGGAACCGATGTGATGCTGCGGTGGCTGTTCCTCCGCACGTCATTCGATGTGCTGGGGAATTACGATGTGCTGGTGACATTTACCTCTCCCGGTATCGTTGGAGAGTCATCGACGATCTCTATGCTGGGTGGCTTCGATCCCATTGAAACATCATTTGAAATTGAAGCGTCAAGCATCAGTTCCGACGCAAGTCTGGCTTCATCCGATACCGATCTGGGAGGCTATGACCCCACGATCAAGATTCGATATGCAAACTCCAGCAGCGAAGAAGATTTTAAAATCCGACGAGCATCTGCCGTTTATAAACCTTTAGGGCGTGTCCGCAAAAGCGGGGCCGGGATAACGTAATGGCAAAGAGAAAATCATACGCAGAACGCGCACAAGAAACGCAACGACTCATGGCGCAACGCCGAGCCAAAGCCACCGCCGACAGGGGTGGCGATCCGTTCCAAGATTTTCTGGAGCAACAGGCCAAGCAACGCGAAAAACTGGCAACGCCAGAGCAAAAGTCACCGACGCCAGCCCAAGCGGCCAAGCGCGCTATACCCAGAACAGCAGAGCAGCGCGTCCAAGAACGCTTTGCCGATGTTCAGGCGGGTGGCGGTGACGCCTTTCAGGATTTCCTCAAAAACAAAGATCAGACGGCTGTCGGCTTGGCCCCGCCGATTGGCGAGACAGCACCGGGGATGGCTGCGATGCAAGAGCGCACGGGGCCAATGACTCCAGCGATGCAAGCACAGATGGATGAGGCGCAACGCCAGCAGCAACAGCAATTGGGAACGCAGACCGTACCGCCGGGAATGGCTGTGGCACAAGAGCGCACGGGGCCAATGACCCCGGCAATGCAAGCGCAGATGGCCGAAGCCCAAAAGCAGCAGCAACAGCAGTTAGCCGGGGCGCAAGGTTTACCGCCAGAAATGGCTGCTGCTGTTGAAACAGGGCCGCCATCGGCTAACCGGGAACAACAACGAGTAGACGCAGAAGCGGCAAAGCAACGATTCGCTACCGTTCAAGCTGGCGGCGGCGACGCTTTTCAAGACTTTCTGGAGTTGGCAAAAACGTCAAAAGATTCAGGCCAACGTGCGTCAGAACTTTTAGGTCCCGGCACATCTACACCAGCAACTCCGCTGCCGCAAATGGGATTGAGGGAGCGGCAATTAGGACCAGTGGCGCAGGTGCAACCCGCTCCAGATCCAAATATCAAAGCGGCGCAAGACAGGTTCGCCAGCGTTCAAGCGGGCGGCGGTGACGCGTTTCAGGATTTCCTGAAGCAAGCCGAACAGGTTCAAGGGGGTGGAGCAGTGGCGGCACCGATGCCGACGCCATCAGCCCCGGCACCACAACCGACACCACCCCCAACAACACCAGCACCTCCACCGCCACCAGCACCAACGCCACCAGCACCCGCACCCGCACCACCAGCGCAAAAAGATGCGCCCCCTGTTGTGGCACCCCCACCGCCACCACCTGCGCCTACGCCGCCCCCAGCGGCCCCTGCTGCGCCTCCAGCACCTGCACCAGCACCAGCACCTGCACCAGCGGCCCCGGCTCCAGCACCTGCCGCGCCAACACCACCGACGGCAATGCAGCCGATGCAACAACAGCCGATGCAGCAGCAGCCGATGCAACAACGGCAACCTGCGGTCGATCCGCTCGTTCAGCAGTTGCAGATGCAGCGAGAAGGAAGCCAGCAGTTCCTCAATCAGTTTGGGCAGGGTCAGCGGGATAGACTTGGCATCCAAGCGCAGGGGGCGATGAGTGAGGCAATGCGAAATGCGCCCATCCAGCAGCGACTGCAAGAGACGCTGATGGGGCGGCTCGGACAACAGGGCCAACCCGATGCGATGGCCCAAGCTGAACTGACACGCTTCGGTCAGCAGCGCGACGAAGCACAGGAGCAGCTCAAGGCGCAGTTGCAGCAGTTGGGATTGCTGACAGAGGGTGGCGACACGGCAGAACAACTGGCGAAATTCACAGGTCAGTCCCTGCTCGGAGAACAGCAGATTATGGCACAGGGCCAGCAGCGTGGTGAACGCGCTTTCCAAGATGCACTCGGACTGCTCCAGCAGCGTCAGGGCGGTCGGATGTCGGAAGCGCAGATGCGCCAGATGGAGCAACAGGCGGGACTCGCAGAAGGCCAGTTGGGTCTGCAAGCATTCGGTCAGGCACAGCAGGGCGCACAGGGCCAGCAAAGACTTGGACTTCAGGAGCGCGGACAAATGCTGCAAGAGGAACTGGGACGTGGGAAGTTAGGTCTTGAGACGGAACTGGGACGTGGAAGGCTCGACGTTCAGGAACGCGGAGTTGGCATTCAGGAGCGTGGACAGGGATTACAGGAAGAACTCGGTCGTGGACGGCTGGGTCTTCAGCGTGAGCAATTCGGTGAGGGGCAAAGGCAATTCGATGTCGGTCAGGGATTCCGCGAAGAAATGGGACGCGGGCAACTCGGCGTTCAGCGCGGCCAGTTAGGATTGCAGCGAGAGCAGTTCGGAGAAGGGCAGAGGCAGTTTGATGTTGGTCAGGGATTCCGTGAGGAGATGGGGCGCGGCCAACTGGGATTGCAGCGCGAACAGTTTGGAGAGGGCCAGCGGCAGTTCGACACGGGTCAAGGATTGAGGGAGCGGCAATTCGGTGAAGGCCAACGGCAGTTCGATGCGGGTCAGGGACTGAGGGAGCGGCAGTTCGGAGAGCAGGGTAGACAGTTTGATGTTGGCCAGCAAACCAGAGAACGACAACTGGACATCAGCCAGAACATTCAAGAAGGAAATCTTGATCTTGCCAGAAATAAACTAACAGAAGAGACGCGGCGATGGGATACCAATCTGGACCGTGCTGACACTGCTGCCAAAACAGCCCGTCGCGACAAACAGTATGGCGGTGCGTTTAAGGTTGCGGAGTCGCTTGGATTTTTCCAGAACGTAAAAGAGAAGGGGCTGATGAATACGCTCGGCGGTATTCCCGGTCTTGGATTCCTGAGAGGCGGTGGCGGTCAGCAGCAGGGTGGCGGTCAGCAGCAAGGTGGCGGTGGC